AATACCAGGATAGAACCAGCTTGACCAATAGAAAGGTTTTGAGCCTCTACTACTGCGTATTGTCTTGACATATTTTCTCCTTAATCGCTTGACGATTCTCTATAAACCATTGCAAGATCACCCGATCCGATTACTACCTCAGTCCACTTGCCATAAATAGTACATCCAGATGGTATTTCTACAGTTGATAAAGAATCCCATATATCTGTATCTGCGGAAGTAGCACTGACAGTTGTTGTATCGGTATCTAAAGCGGTAATTGCAACATAAGTATGAGCATTAACAGTTGCAGCAGCTACATAATCGCATCCACCGGCCCCTGTTAGAATACCCAACGATTCCATCGCTGGTCTGCTTCTTATATGAGCATTTGCCATTTACTTTTCCTTTTTCTTTGATTTCTTAGGCATTGGATTGCCGTTTTCATCGCATTCTTCAAATCTATCTTTTAAAGATTCTAAATCATGCCTACTCGGATCATATTTTACCATAAATCCGTTTGGTTTTTTAAAATATTTCATCTATACCTCATTTCGATAGAGGCAGCCGAAGCTGCCCCCATCATCGATTGGTTAATTATGATACATCACTTAAGATATACACACCAAATGCGTCCTTGATCTCAACTTCTCCCCAGAAACCAGTCGCAATATATTCAGTTGATCTGAATGATGCGTTTCTTTCGGTTTCGAGTCTAAATAGACCTTCAGGGCCAACAGCTAGTCCAAATGCTCCTTTAGAAAAAGCAAATCCAGCAGCATCTCCGCCACTTGATACATCTTCATCAATTTGATCTGACCAATAAACGTCAAATCCAGCAATAGAACCAACATAACCAGCAGCCATTGCTTCTTCACCTTTAGCACCCATAAGTGATAATGGTTTAGAATTACTACCAGTTACAGCTGCATCATGTAGCAAGGAAATCAATCCTTTTGAACCCCACACCTGTTTTGGTGAAAGAATCAGGTTATATGGAAATGGTGCTCCAGCAGCTCTCATTTGCCTCATCGCTCCGAAAGCGTGGCTCAATGCAAGGCTTGTTCCAGCACCACATTCAGTTTGTGATAAGGATTTTCCTAATTCTACCAGATCATCATCTAGCTTCGCAGCAACGGCATTTCCGAGTATTTGACCGACATTGCCAGTTAAATCCTCTGCGTTACCCATTCTAGCTAAATCACTTACGTCAGCACGAATCACGTGCTCACTTACTGTAGCACTACGAGCAGCAGTTGTTATTGATGTTACAGTAGAATAATCTGATCCATCTGTTGCAGCCCCTACACTACTTGAAGCGATTTTAGTATAATCTGGAAATTGAACAGTTATTGCACCTTGAACCGCTTGTTTAGCGTGAACCAAAGGATACATTACATTTGAATGGTTGAAGGCTATTACAGCATCACCGATAATCTTTCCAAGACCACCTTGTGCTACGCCAGTATCTGTTTCAGCCATAGCTTCAAACTCCTATAGTTTAACCATCCTATCAATATATAAATTTCTCACGATCTATATAATCAAGTAAGGTTTGTTAAATTATTCATAAGGCTTTCTCAATTTACCTTCACCCCAACCACTAAATATTCCAATGCTTTTAGGCTTCTTTCCTTTTTGTATCCTCTCTCCACGTTCCTCATAAATATCAAGATAGTCATCATAACTAACTTTCTTTCCTTTATAAGTACATTCGATATCGTTACCTCCATCAATCTTGCGATCTTGAAGTTCGTTATCTGGATCAAGTTTCTTTTTTAGAATGTTATTTGCCGCCATAACCGATCTTTATATTACCAGATGTTTGTGCAGTATTTGCTTGTTGGTATCCTTTAGGATCAGCAGCAGCCCATTCTTCAAAGGATGTAAATCCACCCATCGCTGATGGTTTAGTGTTGTCTGTTGAGGCTGGTTTTGGCCTCGTCTTTAAACGTTCTACATGAACTTCTAATTTTTCAAGTGGAAGTCCATTATAGATATCACGATCTTCTTCAGGCAATGCCGATAATAACGTATCTCTACGAGTTTCCTGATATTCATCAAAAGCTGCGGCTTTTCTATTAGCCATATCTAGCTTACCCTTCATCTCTTTCATAATTGTTTCATATTCACCTTTTGATTCCAACTCTTTGAGTTTTCTATCTTCAGCTTCTTTTTCAATCGTTTGCTTTAAAGAATCAAGCTCATCTCTTAATGTGTTTTTAGCGTCATTGACTTCCTGAAATCGTGCATAAGGAACTCCATCGACGGACTGTTTTTCTTCGTTGTCAGCTTCAACGGCTGCCTCTTTAACGTCTAGGCTTTCGACTTGTTGTTCTTCCATTTTTACCTCTTGTTTGAGTTATCCAACTGATATTTCAATCGGGATTTTAGCGTACTTGTCTATATTCTTACCCAAGTGATCGCTAATGTCTTTATAAAACTTTTTTTCATTTTTAGGATTAACGCCATGTATATCCCGTCCTCTTTTGGCGTTACCCTCTATTTTTAATCCATCACGCAATATTATTTCTACTCCTGTAGTTGTAGCATTTTGTGCAGATATAGAATTAAGCATTGTACCTGTCAAACGTAAATTTGGTGGGCTTGTTTGCCTGGAAGCTGAAACTCCTTTTGGAGTAGCTTCGCCTTGGCTTTTCTTTATTTTGTATTCTGTACTATATGCATCAAATTTTTTACCATCCGCACCTATGCCTTTATCGGCATCTTTTACTATTCGTGTAGCAACCCTACCACCAACTTCTTCCCATTTCCATTTTGGTAGTTTTACTATATTATGAGCCTTCATATACCATCCACGAATGTCTACAATTAAATCCACCACGTATGCCAAACGGAGTATTAGAACTTTTTACTTGTGCTTCTGTATAACCTTTACTTGGCTGATTCTCAATAGTTGCTCTACATATATCTCTATTTCTATCATCTACTGGGCCTACATATTCCCATCTAACGTTTGCCCCCTCAAATATTCTATATCTTGCTAAATCATCAAATTGCCTATAACTATCAAATACTGCTACATTTAAACGATGCGTATAAAAGCGTTCATCTATTTTTAATCTACTTACTAAAGCACTAATACCTTCACCTGATATAATTCCAGAAAACAAAGCGTTAGTTAATCTATCTGCGTATTCACTAAGGTTGCCAAGTAATCTTCTAGTATCTAGCTCTTGTAATAGTTCTAATTGACTTACAGTAGCCCCAGCAATGTCTCTAATTCCTCTTTTACGGGCTTCTTTTACTATTCTTGATAAGTTATCCCCATAAGAATCAATAAGGCCGTTAACAGCATCTGCATAACCACGATCCAATAAATCTTGAAATAAATTTAATTCACGCAACGTATTAATAAGTTCTGTATCAGACAAACTGCTTAACTGATTAGCAACTTTTGTAAGATCAGCATATAATGCAGCTTCTACTCTTTGTATTTGACTTGCAAATCTTTCTACAGGATCAGGCATTGATTAACCTTTCAAGCGGAGTTCTTGGTGCTTGTGCTTCATTTTCTAACTGTCTAGTTGCGTTCATTTGATTTAATTTTTCGGCTAATTCTTCATCACTTATATCTGGATTGAAATGACGTATAATATCTTCCTGGTCTATGATACCCATTTCCTTTTTAATCTTTAATACTTCTAATTCTTCTTTCTCTGAGAGTGGGTAGTTGACTTCACCATAGTCCACGCTATAATCTTCAGATAGATTTTTACCTGTATGTACTTCAATAATCTTGCGATCAATCTCATATCTTGATGACTCCCATTCTCGCCATAAAGGAATATCACTTTGTCGTGATTCTAAGTTCTCTACATCTTGTATTGCTAATGCGATCCCTGATTGTATTTGACCAGCATCGCCCCACTTAATCTGCAAAGAATGATTTTGAGCAGTTATAGATAGCATTGCTTTAATTGATTCAATCATTGCTGGAATACTTCCACTAGGACTTACATAATTAAACGATGCACCTTCTGGTAATATAATAGCACGATCTATTCCTGATCGTATTTGTGATTGTGCTTCATGTACTCCACTTATTACTGGTTGGCCTAAACTAAAGCGAACACCTAAAGCGATTTCAGTCATAGCAATACCAGCATGAATAGAAGCTCTAGTTACATCAGAAGCATCGCCATGATTGTGCATTCTACTAATAGGTAATATATCATACGGATTCGTTCCATCGCCTCCTGGTATGTTAATCATCTTACCAGCTTGATCATACATAAAATGCAGACCTTTTTCTCCATCCCTAGATTCTGACCAGAATACAAATTGTCGTTTATTATTATGGCTTTCTACTTCATACGAATACGCAAATGGTTCGCTTTCACCTCTAACATAGTATTCTTTTACGAATGGAAGAATATCATACTCTATACGCTGCCTTCTATCATTCCATTTAGAACGCAAATGGCACGTACCTAACAACCACGCTATCTCTCCATACTCACGCATAGTAGAGTTTAAACGATACGTCATATCTTTATAATCTTCTGATACTTCTCCACCGATATAACGTTTGATTTCATTCTTTAATAAGAGCATTCTAGCTCTTGCAAATCTTGGTACTAAACGCAAAGGAAACATCGGCACTTGGCTTAAACTTTCGCCAGGAAACCATTGCTCTAGATGCGTATCTAAATTCTTATTGTAATAAAAATCTAAAGCAGTTGCTTTTTCTGCGTTTTCTTTTGCTTGTAAGTTTTCCCTAGCTCTGCGTATTGATTCTAATACTAGCTGTTCACTGTATTCGGGTATTACTACTGTATTAACTGATTTCATGCTTTATACATCCAATTCTCAAAATATTGCGTCAACTGCCTCCCGAAATTCTGTTCTATTTGTCTTTTTAATTCTTGTTCGTGTTTCTTGTTTGCTCTATACCCTATTATCCACATGGTAATAAATACGACATTAAAGGTCGCACTTAACCCTAATAAGAACTCTACCATTGTACAGATGTTCCTAACTGTTTAACGATTGGCCACTTGTATGCGATTAAATAACTACAAGCATCTAAAGCGTGAGATAGTGAATCATCAGATCGTTTATCTAATGTACCTGATTTATCTCTTTGGCATTGTTCTAGGTCTTTAATTAAATAAACGCATTTAGGATCAACTGTCATGCTTATCTTTCCATTCGCATCTTTTAGCTTACGATTTAATGCGTTTAATCTATCTTTTACTGGTGGGTTTGCTTTCCTGGCTATAATACGAAAGCCAAAATCTCTTAGTATTTGATGATCTGATTTACCTGTTGTAGATCGTGCCGAACCAGCACTATCAGGAAATATCGTATTAACTTCTGGCCATCTCTTTTTAATCTCTCTAGCCATTTCTTCTGTATTAGAGTTAGTAAGTCGTATCTCATCAGCATAATGAATCGTTTGATTTGTATACTCATAAACCTTAACCGCAGTCATCCAATCCACATTAAAGTCCATACCTACATATACTTTAGGCGATGATTCAGCATCACTTTTTAAGTGAATATTTCTATCGAAGTTATATGCTGCTCTATTCTGTACTGTTTCAAAGGTTGCTTCAAACTCCTGGCTAAAAGACCTAGCATCCATATTCTTTCTAGCTAACTCTATTTCTTCTGCATCTACATAGCCATGCTCTATTGTTTTAAACTGCCAAGACTTCCAATTAGGATCACTACCCTGACCTCTTAAAAATATATCGTGAAAGTGATTATATCCAGAAGGAGTGCCGACAAATAAGGCTCTACCTTTACTGGTTGCTAACATAGGCATAACAATTTCCTCGAATACTTTAGGCTTCATATAAGCGTATTCGTCTAATACTACAGCGTTGCTGCCGTTCATACCTAGCGTTACACCTCTAAGCGAATCTTCATTATCCGCCCCTTTAAGTTCAAATGTCGCTCCATTCAGCGTTATCGACAATTCTGACTCGTTTACCTTTGCTTGTGGATATTTCTTGAAAAAAGTCTTCATCGTGGGCCACATAACTAGTTTCGCTTGGCGGTAAGTTGGAAAAATAACCCAGCGGCGTTCCGTTTGGTGTATTGTTCCATCCAATAACCATATCAACGCCAGAGAGCTTTTGCCCCACCTTCTTCCGCTTACCAGACATAAGTATTTATTCCTTGCATCTAAAATTTCCCTTCTTATTGCATCTATTTCCATTCATCGTTCTATCAACTTGAATGGCTCTAATCTTGTTGTTTGATCAATTCTTTCTAATGCTTTGCCCTCAGTCCTATCAGCGATAAACTCTACAGCCCATCTTTCAGGCCTTGGCCCAGTAGCTAAAGCATATACTTTTCGCAGCATCTTTTCTTTCATTGTTTCACCTAATTCGTCTGCTTCACTGCTCTTAGCGTTTAGTATATCCGCTATAGCTAAACCTTTCTTTGGCCTTCCATTAGGATTACCTGATTGTCCTTTTTTAAAAGGTTTTCCTGGTACTTTCTTGCTGTTATTCTGCTGTTTATCAGCGTTATTCATCAACTTCTACCATACCTATAGATAAAGGTTTATTTATTAAATCAAATAATTGTTTTACTTTAGGTGAGTCAATCTCATATACGTCTAATTCTATTCGCCATACATGAGTTGATTTAAGATTCTTTAAGCCGACAAGTTCAGCCATTAATGCAATCCCTTTATTCATTTAGATCATAAGGCCCCATAATCGTTTAATGCTTTCCTGTCTTTCGGCAGATTCCACGACTGTTTTACCAGCCACTCCGAGTAGGGTAGCATTTAACCCTTCTATATATACAAGGATTTTACTACAAATTGATAGTGTTTTTTCTGCTAACTGAAGATATTGTTAGACTTAGTATTAGACAAAATTATTTGCTTGTCATCATGTATTCCATCTTCTCCATCGCTCTGTCTAAATATTTTCTTGCAGCGTGTTCTGATATGCTAAAGTTGTAAGCGATTTGCTTAAAGTCGTGTATCTCTAAATTATAATACGCATCGAATATTTCGTTTTCACGTTTAGAGAATTTTCGTTCAGATTTTCTACCAGCCAGGAATGCTTCCATTAATTCATTCTGACGTTCTTTCTTATTAATCTGATCTAAATATAAATCCTCGCCCTTTCCGCACATTGGACATGGTTGTTTCATAATTACCTCTGGTATGTGTGAGATTTTTCATATTCCGCAATAACCTTCTTCGCACATAAACAATTCTTCCTGATCTTCTTGTAAATATGCTTCGTTAATTGGTTTTAAACTGCGATGTAAAAAAATGTTTTGATGATTCTCTCCTTTTGTAGATGATTCTCTAATAGCATTATCTATTTTTATTACTTTCTTCCATTCTTTTGGGTAGTTTTGTTTTATGTCCCGCCATTGTGAGTTGCTATGATAAGGACAAAATATACAAGCTGATTTTTTAATATTATTAAACGATCTTTCTTCTAGGAATTTTATACAATCAGTTCTTGTGATCCTTTGTTCAATTAAAGGATATTCATAAGTAATATTTGACAATCTAGACTCTTTCATACGTTGCACTTCATCTAAAGATATGCCGAGATATAAAGTTGTTGGTTTCATACGTTGATATTTTTTCAATCCATGTAATTTTCTTATCTCCTTTACTACTACGTCAATTTTATATTCTCTCGTGCATTGCCTTCTAATCATGCCATGCTTTTCACCAAACGCTGGTATTGATACAAAATTTTGTCCAGATGAATTTTGCCCTTTAATAATATCTTTATACAAAGATTTTTTTTTCTTTATTAATGGTATTCCATCGTTATACTTTGCCCAATCATTTAAATAATCCCATAATTTATAAGTATCAGGAAGTTCCGCACCTGGATCAGCAAATATTGCATAATCTGCTCTTTCAATATAGCCTAGACTAGACATTAAATACATTGCCGTTGATTGTATGCCAAGACCTAAACTAATAATTCGCATTCTTTTTCTTTCGCCTTTTTTTGACTTGGTTTGCCGTTCTACCCATGCTTTTTAATTTCGCATTTAATATACGTTTGTTTCTTTTGCGATCTTTTGCT